AGGGAGAAACAGACTCACGCCCAGTACAAGTACAAGTTCCTTGTATGGAAATGTATGGCGAGTCATGTAATATTCTTAACGAAGTTCGTGGCTGGTTTAAAGATCCAAGTCTAGAAGATATGGGTCGTAAGTACTGGAAGAAGCGTTCGTATATCTTCCAAGGCTTTGTTACAGACAATCCGTTAACAGATGACACAACACCTGAGAACCCAATCCGTAGATTCATTATCGGTCCTCAAATCTTCCAGATCATTAAGGCAGCATTGATGGATCCAGACATGGAAGAATTGCCAACAGATTATACTGCTGGTGTAGACTTCCGTCTTAACAAAACATCAAAAGGTGGTTATGCAGACTACGGCACAAGTAATTGGGCACGTAGAGAGCGTCCACTAAGTGATGCTGAAATGCAGGCTGTTAATACACATGGATTGTTCAACTTGTCAGACTACTTACCTAAGAAACCAGGTGAGGTAGAACTAAAAGTTATGAGTGAAATGTTTGAAGCAAGTGTAAACGGTGAAGCGTATGACGCAGATCGTTGGGGTCAATATTTCCGTCCAGCAGGTATGGCAGCACGTACAGGTGATCCAAATGTAGCGGCAAGTGCAAACGCAACTGCTACAAGTCAAAGTGCTCCTGCACCAGCAGCAACACCTACTCCGGTTGCTGAAGAAGCACCATTTACTCCTGATCCGACTCCTGCACCAGCGGCAGAAGAAGCACCAGCAACAGGTGGTGGCGCACAAGACATTCTTGCAATGATCCGCGCACGTCAAGGACAGTAATACTAGTGGGGGAGCAATCCCCCACATTGCTTTTAGATTAGGAGAAATAACACATGGCATCAAAAGCATTTGATCCTACGAAGTTTCGCACTTCGTTAACTAAATCCATTACAGGCATGAGTGCAGGATTTAACGATCCTACTGATTGGATTAGCACAGGCAACTTTGCACTCAACTATCTTATCTCAGGAGACTTTAACAAAGGTATTCCACTAGGTAAAGTAACTGTTTTTGCAGGAGAATCTGGCGCAGGTAAATCATACATCTGTTCAGGCAACATTGTAAAGGCGGCACAAGAACAAGGTATCTATGTCGTTCTTATTGACTCAGAGAACGCACTTGACGAAGCATGGCTACAAGCACTTGATGTAGATACTTCAGAAGATAAACTACTGAAACTTAACATGTCAATGATTGATGACGTTGCTAAGACTATTAGTACGTTTATGGCAGACTACAAAGCAATGAACGAAGAAGACCGTCCTAAGGTATTGTTTGTTGTTGACTCACTGGGTATGTTGCTAACACCTACTGACGTTGATCAGTTTAACAAAGGTGACATGAAAGGCGACATGGGCCGTAAGCCTAAAGCACTAACATCACTTGTACGTAATACCGTGAATATGTTTGGTAGTCACAACGTAGGACTAGTATGTACTAATCATACATATGCATCACAAGATATGTTTGACCCAGATGACAAGATCAGCGGTGGTCAAGGCTTTATCTATGCATCATCTATTGTAGTTGCAATGAAGAAGTTGAAACTAAAAGAAGATGAAGATGGTAACAAGACTTCAGAAGTAAACGGTATTCGTGCAGCCTGTAAGGTAATGAAAACACGTTATGCTAAACCGTTTGAAGGTGTACAAGTTAAGATTCCATATGAAACAGGCATGGACCCGTATAGTGGGTTGTTTGATATGTTTGAAAAATGGAAGATCCTTGAGAAGCAAGGTAACCGTTACAAATATGTAACTGTTGACGGCGAAGAAATTTTAGAGTATCGTAAAAACTGGACTGGCGAACTACTTGACCGTGTTATGTCAGAGTTTGGTGAAAAGCATGAACATTTGGTAAATACCTCAGATGAGGCACCCGAAGTGGAGTCTCAACCTGAAGAGTTAATTGAGGAGTAATTATACAAATGTTAGACGAACGACAAATCTCTGAAGTTTGGTCCCTTTTTAAAGAGTACTTAGATAAAAAAAATACTGAAGTGGCTGCAGAAAGGTTTATAGACCTATTAGCAGATTACGGTGTTAGTGATGAAACACTAAAAGATTCATTAGGTACTGACAGTGTACTAGACAGTGCAATTTATTATTATCTAGATATGGACGAAGGGGATGTTTACGAAGACGACGAAGAATGGGATGAGTAATGGGTTGGTACTCTGAGATATCTAGAGACATTGGTAAAATAACTGATGCAATAAAATTTTATGATACAGAACTAATTGAAGCAAAACAAGAAGTAAAGTTATCTGGCAATGTTGAAAAAGCAGCCGCATCTTTACCAGGTATTGTGGAACATCGTTTTAATCAACTTCAAGAAATTGAAGCAATCTTAGAGTACTTAAATATTGAATTACGTAGGTTGCGTAGTTCATTTTTTAAGAAATATCTTGAAAATTATCAACGAGCTCTGTCAAGCCGTGACGTTGAAAAATACGTTGACGGTGAGGCAGACGTCGTTGACTATGAAAAGATCATTAACGAGTTTGCACTTATTCGTAATCGTTGGTTAGGAGTCTTAAAAGGACTAGATCAAAAACAGTGGCAGTTAACTAATATTGTTAAGTTGCGTGTTGCAGGAATGGAAGATGCAAGTCTTTAACAAAGAAACGTTAAGAAGATCAATAAGCACATGGCCAGAACTTGGCATAAATTATTGGAGTATAAACAAAAATGCTACTACAACATTTATGCATCACTTTGGCCAACTTGCCGGATTTAATTTGTCTACTGAGGCATTAGAAGGGCATAAAGCAAAGTTAGAGGCTAAAAAACAAGGACGTTTTATTAGTGCCGAAACAGCATTATCCAACGGACTTAAAAACTTTTGCATAGTACGTGATCCTTTTAACAGATATCTAAGCACTTATGCAATGTTTAAATATCCAAAAAATAAATTGCAAGAACAAGCCGCTAGGAAATTAGGTTTTAATCCAGACTGGGACGCAACAACATTCTTAGATAAAATAGAATGGAAATGGCGTCGAGGCAAAGCAGGTAATAAACATTACTGGAAACAAGTATGGACATTGCCTGACGATATTACTAAAATAGATTATATTATCAAGTTAGAAAATTTAAAAGAAGAATGGCCGCTTGACATTCCTTTACCTACCTTTGTAGGCAATTCTAGTAGTCGTCCAGAAATAATTAATGTAGATATAGATTATGTTAAATTATTATATAAGGAAGACTATGATACCTTCAACTACTAATTTTCAAAATATTATTGTCCTCGAAGGAGACAAAACTTTAGAAAAGGCAATTTCTAAACAAGGTCTTAAGAATGTATTGGATTACGAAAATACTAATTTAGAAAAAGCATTTTCATTTTGCCGCAACTTTAGAACAGCAATTGATGTTGGAGCCAATTATGGTGTCCTAACATATCATATGGCAAAAAAGTTTAACAATGTACAAAGTTTTGAAATTGTAAATGATGTTAGGTATTGTTTAGAACAAAATGTAAAAAAATTTAATTTACACAATGTATCAGTTCATCCTTGTGGCCTTGGCGAACGAGAAGAAAGTGTAGCATTAAATTATAATCCTACTAGTACCTTTTCAACACATATTGCATATAATGAACAAGGTAATAGTTTAATTAAATCCCTTGATAGTTTTAATTTTGAGGATGTTGATTTTATAAAAATGGACGTTGAAGGTTTTGAATCTTTTGTTGTTAGCGGCGGACTAACTACTATTGAAAAATATAAACCTGTTATATTATACGAACGTAAAATCCATTCAGAACGATATGATAATCCAGTCAATGGTGTACTTGATTTGTTATCACCAATGGGCTATGAAGAATTAGATTATATTGGAAGCAAGAATGCTCTCATAGGTGTAAGAGATGAAACAAGTATATAATTATTGGATGCCAGACACAGATAATCATTTTCATAGAATGATTACAAAACGAATTAGGCAAGGTGGCCCGGCAGAATATCAAGACGATGTTAGGGATGCCGCATATCAATTTGTTACAGACTTTAATATTGCAGTAGATGTAGGAGCAAATGTTGGTCTATGGGCAAAACCTCTTACAGAAAAATTTAACCGTGTAATTGCGTTTGAACCATTAGAACAAGTGAATACTTGTTTAGAAAAAAACGTTGCAGGATTAAATGTTGAAATAAACAAATTTGCACTTAGTAGTACAAACGGAACAGTTGATATGGTGTATGACAGTGTTAATACAGGATCAAGTTACGTTGTTGAAAATAGTGCAGGTAGTATAGAAATTAAAACATTAGACTCATTAGATCTTCCTAAATTTGGATTACTTAAAGTAGACTGTGAACGACACGACTTAGAAGTACTCAAAGGCGGCGAAGCAACATTATTAAAATACAAACCTATAATTGTTGTTGAACAACATCCTGATACAGATTACTGTGCAGGAGCATATCTTAAAAGTTTAGGTGCTATTGAATTAGCACAAGTCAGAAAAGATTTCGTTTTTGGTTGGTAGCCGTTAAATACTACCATGCACGTAGTACTCGTAACTGGTGGTTTTGACCCACTTCACTCAGGTCATATTGAATACTTCAAAGCAGCGGCTGCTCTTGGAGATAAACTAGTTGTTGGTGTAAATTCAGATGCGTGGCTAGAACGTAAAAAAGGTCGTGCGTTTATGCCTAGTATAGAACGTGTGCCTATTATACAAAACCTTAACATGGTTGATCATTGCATACTTTTTGATGACAACGACAATACTGCTATTGAAGCAATTAAAAATGTAAAAGCAATGTATCCAGATGCACAAATAATCTTTGCCAACGGCGGAGATAGAACAGCAAATAATATTCCTGAAATGGTGTTTAACGATGTTACATTTGTATTTGGTGTAGGTGGCAAAGATAAGAAGAATAGTAGCAGTTGGATACTAGAAGAATGGAAAGCACCTAAAACAGAACGTGTTTGGGGATATTATCGTGTACTACACGAAGACGGCAAAGAAGTTAAAGTTAAAGAATTAACTGTAGATCCAGGAAAAACTCTGTCAATGCAACGGCATCAAAGTCGCAGTGAATTTTGGTTTGTATCTAGTGGAGTTGCTACAGTATATACAATTAATAGAAGTACGGATTACGAATTACTTGGTACGTTTAAAACACACCAGGGATTGCACATTGGAAAAAAAGAATGGCACATGCTTGCAAACGAATCTGACACTCCTTTAAAAATTATAGAAATACAATACGGAGAGGACTGTATAGAAGATGATATCGAAAGAAAGTAGATTGGAAGCAAGAAGTTTACTAGAACCAAAAATTTATGTAGGTTGGGATAGCAGAGAAGATATTGCATATCAAGTGTGCCGTGAAAGTCTTGTGGCTACATCATCTGTGCCATTAAATATTGTTCCTCTAAAACAAGAAAATTTACGCCGTGACGAAGTATATTGGAGAGACATCGATACACTAGGCAGCACTGAATTTACATTTACTAGATTTTTAGTTCCATATCAAATGGGTTACAAAGGATGGGCATTGTTCATTGATTGTGACTTTGTATTTTTAAATGATGTCAAAGAATTATTTGATCAGGCAGACGAAAAGTATGCAGTAATGTGCGTAAAGCACGACTATACTCCGCAAGACGGAAGTGTAAAGATGGATGGTCAAGCACAGTTTCAATATCCACGTAAGAACTGGAGTTCAATGATGCTGATTAATTGTGGCCATCCAAGTAACAAAGCACTCACGCTAGATCTTATTAATAATCCAGATACTACCGGTGCATACTTGCATAGATTTAGTTGGCTTAAAGATAGTGAAATTGGATCACTAAGTCACGAATGGAATTGGTTAGTAGGTTGGTATAAAGAACCTAAAGATGGAAAGCCAAAGGCATTGCATTATACAGAAGGCGGCCCTTGGTTTGAAGAATACAAAGATTGTGAATATGCATCACAATGGTATCAAGTTGAAAGACAATATTTAAATAACAGTATTACAAAAATAAGTAAAAAGTTAACTGAAGAATTTGAACGACCAAAACAGATAAGCGACTTATCTGTTCCTGACTATATGAAGAACAGATTGTATAATACGTTTATTCATAATATTGATCCTAAGCAGCAATTTTATAATAAAAGGGATGAGAAAGTGAAAGCAGTAAGAGTAGCGGCCATTGCGCCAGACAAAGAAGATTTTAACCTTGATCTTAAAGGAGTCCCATTTGATCCTTACTTGCAAGATTTTGTAGTTGGTTCAGATGGAACAATATCAAAATGGGAAACAGAAAAAGATTCTAACAACCCTTTAATAATCCGTGGCCTCGGCGGCACTTCCCAAAAAGCATTAAAGCATTGTTTAGATACTGGTAGAGAATTTTATTACATAGATACTGGTTATATGGGCAACGGAAAAGTAAAAAGATATCACCGTGTAACAAAAAACGGTGTGCAGAACACAGGCCCTATAATTGAACGTCCTCATGATAGGCTACAGCGAATGAGATGGAAACCAAGACCATTTCAACAGTATACAGAACCAGGTGCAAAAATTAGACAAGCAAATATTTTAATTTGTCCTCCTAGTGCTAAAGTTATGAAGTTCTATGGAGAGAATGTCGATACTTGGTTAGATAATACTATTAACGAAATTAAAAAGTATACAGATAGACCTATTGTAGTTCGTTTAAAACAAGAACGACAAATTAGAGCAACTGTAGATACTATATGGCAAGCACTAGAATATGCATATTGTCTTGTTACATATAATAGTATTGCTGCCACTGAAGCATTGTTATATGGTGTTCCTGCTATTGCACTAGCACCTAATAATGCTGCAAAAATGCTATGTAACACATCAATTTCAGAAATTGAAAATTTAAATAGACCAACCGAAGATGAAATATTAGCATTTGCTGCTCACTTGTCTTACTGTCAATTCACCGCAGAAGAAATGCGATCTGGATTCGCTTGGAAAATAATAGATGAGGCTAGTTAGTTATTTGCATAGTGTACCCATAATGAAATTAGTTAGTTATTCACAAAGTGTACCTGTTGGAAATGTTAATCCTCAGAAAACACAACTGCTTTATGATTTTGTAACAGGAGTTAATGCATCCGGTGACGAAGGTATATTGCACGATGGTAGAAATATTATTCCTGCCGATGTGGCACTAATACAGGGCTGGGTTTACACGGATACAATGCCTAATCATCTCAAACTAAGACATGATGTTATACGCACACAAAAATCGAGAAAAAATCGAACTTTAGTTGCTGATGCTAATTTATTTTTGTATCACGATAAAATGAATCCGCAAGGGTATTTGAGATATTCGTTTGATGGTATCTTTCCTACTACAGGAAATTATTTTGATAGTTTAATAGATAAATCTAGATGGCAAAGTATATCTAAGAATACAGGTATTACTTTACAACCTATAGTTAAGAATGGACAAAATATTGTATTAATGTGCCAACGACAAGGTGGCTGGAGTATGAAGGGATATGATCTCATTACGTGGATACAAGACACTGTAAGTGAATTAAGAAAACACACTGACAGACGAATTATTATTAGACCTCATCCTGGAGACAGACGAGCATTAACTTATACTAAAAAATATAAAGGAAATCCTTTATTTAATTTGCCTAATGTTATTGTCCGTGAACCGGGACAACCTCCAGAAAATGATTTAGATAAAGCCTGGGCCGTAGTTAATCATAATAGTAGTAGTGTAGTAGGACCAATCATTCAAGGTTATCATTCTTTTATAACTGATCCAGACGACAGTCAATGTAGAGAAGTTTCTAATACTGACTTTTCTAAAATTGAATCACCTGATCTTTTTGATAGAGAATCATGGTTAGAAAGAATATCAATGTCGCATTGGTCCTTTGAAGAATTGCGTACTGGTGCTGCTTGGAGACATATAAGGAACTTTGTATGATAACATTTGTAACAACATTTCATAAACCTGGATTAGAACAATACGGACAAAGATTTATTAATTCATTTGCAGACAAAGTAGATAAACGTGTTAAATTGATTGTATATGCAGAGAACTGTACACCAGTAAATATTGACCCTAATCAAATAACAATTTTAGATGCAAAGCAAGCACTACCTAAACTAAATGCGTTTAAGGAAAAGTGGAAAGATATACCTAAGGCAAACGGCATTCCTCCAGAAGATATTAAACAGAAGCGACCAAGAGACTGGCATAAAGAATTTAAATGGAATGCTATAAGATTTGCTAACAAAGTATATGCTGTGTTCGATGCGTGTGAACGTAGAGTAGGAAATTGGGTAGTATGGATTGATGCAGATACATTTGTTCATAGCAACTGGTCATACAACGAAATTAAAGAATTACTTCCTAATAATGCTTACATTACATATGTTGGTAGAGGTAAAGGATCGCAGACTTGGCCAGAGTGTGGCTTCTATGGTCTTAATATGAATCATCCTGTGTGTCATAGTTTTTTAGAAGACTTCGAAAGAATGTATGAAGACGCAGACAATGGTATCTTTACATTAGAAGAATGGCATGACAGTTATGTGTTTGGTGAAATACTAAACAAATATAAAGAGTTTCCATCGCACGATTATAGTGCAGAAATGTATTTGCGAGAAGCAAAAACAGGAGGCGGCGGCCACCCTCTTATCAACGGACCATTAGGCAAATGGATTGACCATATGAAAGGTGATCGCAAAGATACTAAGAAAAGTCTTAAAAAAGATCTAATGGTAAATAGAAAAGAAGCATACTGGAATGAAGTTTAGTTTATGGTCAGATTATGGGGCACTTAATAGTAAACCTGTTTTTAATGCCTTTGCTAGTGGCTGTAATCTTCTCGGTCATGATGTTGTTTGGAATGATCCTGATTGCGATGTTAATGTTATTTGGAGTATTCTTTTCCGTGGTCGTATGGCTGGAAACAAAAATATTTGGTTTAGGGGTTTGGAACAATCCAAACCGACCTTGGTCTTAGAAGTAGGAGGTATTAAGCGTGGAACTACTTGGAAAGTGGGACTTAATGGAATTAATAGAGATGCTAATTTTGGTCCCATGGCTAATAGCAGTGACCGTGTTAATCTTCTCGGACTTAAAGTAAAGCCTTGGCAAGATAAAAATAATAAACCAATTGTAATATGTTGTCAGAACCCTCACAGTTATCAATGGAACAATATGCCGCATATGTCCACTTGGGTAATGGATACTATTGATACTATTAGACAATATACTGACAGAAGCATTGTTATCAGACCACACCCGAGAGCACCGTTGCCATCCATAGAACACGAATGGAGAAACGTTAGTCAAGAACTTCCAGAAAAATATATTGGAACTTATGATGATTTTGACTTTGAGCCTACACGATATCATGCTGTTGTTAACTGGAGTTCTAACCCTAGTACACAAGCAGTTATTGCAGGAGTACCTGCATTTGTAGGACCTAGTAGTTTAGCATATGATGTTAGTAACCATGATTTTTCTACAATTGAAAATCCTATAATGCCAGACCGCACACAATGGCTCAATGATTTGGCCTATACAGAATGGACTATTGAAGAAATATCACAAGGAATTCCATTAAAAAGATTGACAAGCCTAGTATAATCTGTTATTATACTATAATGCAAAGAACTATACAGCCCATTGAATTCATTGAAGATTGTCTTGAAGTAATGGCAGGATTACGATTGCCTGATCACAAGTTTAAGATTAATCCGCCGGATATTATGTTATTGCAAAGTCTAGCAAGAC